CTCAAAACATTCTTGATATGAAGTATCAAACATCCCAATATGATTGAATAACGTTTTATTTATCATCATTAAGGCTGCAGTATTTCCAAAAACTTCTTTGTTTCCTTCGTGAAACTTATATCCGGTATTGATTCCAAAATGTCCTAAAGCAACTCTATTATTTAATTGAGCACATATTACTCCAGAATGTTGAATTAAATTATTTGCAAAGTGTAATCTTGCACCTATTGTCCCGATTTGATTTTTATTTGTGTTATAATATGATACCATTTTGGATATAACATCATTTAATATTTTGATATCGTTATTTGAAAACAATATTAGTTCGGTATCTGGTGATATATGGTTGGTCACAATATCATTATTATTTGTTGCAAAATGATAATGATTAAGCTCGACAATTCTAATATTTTCTTGTTGGTATCGTTGTTTGAATTCTTGAATTTCTTCTTCCGAGGAACCGGTATCACCAACAACTATTTCATAATTTTTATATTGACTCTTTTCTAAAAAAGAATCAACACAATCAAACAATAAATTGTTTGCTGATTTACTTAGTATTATTACACTAACTTTTTGTTCTTTTTTTATTTTAGGAACATCTTGGTTGTAGAAAATTTTAATTTCAGGATGATTTATAGGTAAGGACTCCTTCCATTTTTCAACAAATTTATTTCTATTTTCTTCCCATTGATTATTTGTGGCTCCAATTGAAAAATGTAAAATTCGAACATTAGTTATTACACCAATTTTAACATCATTTAAGTAATTACCGACAGTAAAATCCACATCATAAAAATGAAATCCATTAATTGATTCGTCAAAATTATATTTTAATTTTGATTTTTTTGCAACCATAAAAACACCATCTAAAGAAACTACCGGTATAATATTATCACCAACATTTGCACAATATTTAGATTCGTATTCTTTACCTGTTTGAGGGTGTTTATGATTTACAATACCGACCATTGAGGTACTATCTTCCCACCATCTTCCAGATTTTGGGAAATTATAAGTTCCGGCAACTCCAATAATACCGTAATCACTATTATTAAAATGGTCTAAAATTTTTTGTCCCCATTTTTTAGTTTTTACTCTAATATCGTCATGACATAAAACAACAATATCGTTTTGTGATTGATTTAGAATTATATTATAAACTTCAGTCAAGGAGTGAGTACCTGGATTTTCAAATGCAATTACTTCTACATTATCTAATCCGCATGACTCTTCAATATATTTCTTAAATGATGGGTCAATTTTTTTTGTACTATATCCAATTGTAATCATAATTCTTAAACTCCGGTTGAACCAAATCCGTTATCACCACGGTCTGTTTCATCTAACTCATTTACTTTACTTAGGTTAATCCATCTTCCATTTGCAACAGGACATACACAGGCTTGAGCAACTTTTTGGCCTTTTCTAATTTTCATAGAATTTTGTGTTGAATTGTAGAGAATAACTTTAATTTCTCCGTTGTATCCTGAATCTACAGTACCGGGTGTATTCAGAACTGTTAATCCATCGTTCCAAGCCAAACCACTCTTGGGTCTAACCTGAATCTCATAACCATCTTTAATTTTAAAACAAAGTCCTGTTGGAGCTAAGGCTCTTGAAAGTGGTGGTATAATCATCTCCTCTACCGAATGTAAATCAAATCCTGAATCACTCGGATAGTTATATCTTGGTTCAACAGCATCTTCATGGATGATTTTATATCTAACTTCCATTTTGGGTTGTTTTTCATAGTAACCCTCTTCTAACTCAGAAAGTTTGATACCTCTAACTTCGATATCTTCCTCAGGTTGATTTTCAAACTCTTGTTTTAATTGTAATAAAACTGATGATAGTTCTTGTTGTAATAAATCTAATTCACGGTCTCTCATGATAATTCTTTAAATTTTTGAATTATTTGAATCAATACTTCTACATCACGTTCACAATATTCAATAATTAAATCCAATTGATTTAAATCATAATATGCCTCGTGAACTCTATTTCCTGTTACTTCACCTTCTTTTGGTGATTTAACACCCATGGCACCACACATAAGTTCTAATGAAGATAATGCAAAATTGTTACCCATTTTCCATATGTCCATAGTATCAATAGCTTTGATTTCCCAGGGTTTGGTATCATAATTTGGTAACAAAACAGAGGGTTTGATTCCGTTTATTACCATTCGTTTCATCATGGTAGGGATGTCAAACATTTTGATATTGTGGCCACAAAGCCAAAAATCAAGTTTGAATACCTTATCTAACATTTCATTTACACCCAACAATAATTTCTTTTCATCTTCACCTGAAAATGTTTGAATATGAGTTTTACCATCAGGTGTTACAAATGCAAAAGAAGCACAAATAATTCTTGAAAATTCTGGAACCAATGCTGCTCTATTAACGAACACTTCTGACTTATCTAAACCTTGGTCTTCAGGAAATCTTTTGAGAAACCAATCGAAGTAGTTGTTAAATTGTTTGTAAAGTGCAGGATACTCCTTTTCCAAAGTTTCATAGTCTTTGGTAATACCTACAGTTTCGATATCAAAAAATAATATCTTATTTAATTTTGGTTGTATCATAAAATTGATTTATAAAATTCACTTCTTGTTTTTGTAACGATGTTCAAATCATATTTGTCTTTTACAGTTTCATAAAGACGTTCACCCAAGTCTTTAGCCCAATTAGGATTATCAATAAGTTTTTTTACGTACTTGAACCAATCTGAGTGATTACGTCCCATATCAACTAAAAGAGCATTCCCATCAACAAAGTTACCTTGGTTCATAGCGTGTTTAAGGTCGATAGTGTAAGGTCCCAAATCAGAAGCAATAATTGCTTTTTTGTAAAAACCTGCTTCAATAACTTTTAGTTGAGATTTTACTCTATTAAAAACATGGTCCTTCAATGGTGCTAAAGAAACATCAAAGTTTGCGTAATTTTTAGCATATGATTGGACAGGTCGAGTCCATACTCTACGATAGAATTCATCTGAGAATCTTGAGTCATCAGTTTCTTTGAAGTTCATGAGATAATCTTTATACTCAGAAGATATCAATTGGTGTTTGTGAGTGAAAATAGTTTCATACTGATACCAAACAGTCTCCTCAGGTTTGATAGGTCGTTGTTTTTGTTCCTTTGTTTGAGCGTCAATTTCAGTGACAACACCTCTTGTATCAAAACCACAAAGATAAAATTGTGCTTTTTCTTTGTAAGGTTGCATTCTTGAGAATACACCATCGAGTAACATAATATCATGTAAGTGAGAAGAACCTCCTAACCAACCAAAACGCAATTTATTACTCTCTTGTGTCTGAGCTTTGAATTGAGCTTCATTTGGATTAATGGCATTTGGAAAAACAAAAACATTTTTGTTGTATTTGGCAATCTCTTTTGCAAAAACAGGTGTTGTTGTTAATACATACTCAACCTCCTTTAGATTGGCAATAATTTTTTCGTGAATCTTATTAACGATGATTAGGTCATGAATAGGATGTTCTTTACCTGGTAACCAATAATCATCCAAGTCCATGATAGTTTTGATACCCATGGATTTTAGAGTTCTAAGAAGTTGAGGACAGGTATCGTAGTTTCTTCCTATATTTCTGTGGAAGTGAACGATTTGGTATTGTTTCCAAAAATTAAGGTCATTTTCTGGTATATCAAAGAGAATATCAATGTGGAAATCGTCAGGATATAATGATTGTAGAAAAACGTGCGGGTCAATAGACCTAAATTTACCCACACCCGTTTTATCAGAGGGTAATACTAAAACTTTAATTTTGGACATTACAAATACTTTTTTAAAAGTATAAGAATGATAAACTATAAAATCAAAGGATTATTTTATTTTTTTGATTCTTGTAACGGTCCCTTCAAAAATGTGTTGACCAACTTTGAAAGAAATTTGCTCTTTAGCCTTCTGTGTTGACTCAACCATAAGACCGTTTTCAGAAAGAACTTCTTCTATTGTTTCTCTAATAACTTGCTTCAAAGAAGACATGTCAACAGAACTTGATTCTTGAACAGCCTGTTTCTTAATCGGTTGTTTAATATTTCCTTTGGCGTCTGTATGCATCAATCTCGCAGCTTTTTCAACCATTTCATCAGTCAATGCTGAAGCATTGTTGAATTGCTTTGGTTGTTCAATTGGATGTTCTATCATCAATTTTTTGATTTCATCAGGTAATCTTGAGTTTAGAATTTTGTCTTTTGTGACAGGTCCTGAAGAAACAGGAGTTTCAACTTTTTGTTCACCTAAAATTTCCTGTGGAATATTATATGTAGCCGGCATAGAATTGAATGATTCTACCATTGGTGCAGATAGCACTGAAGGTGAAGCATTTCCTCTTGGTTTTTGGTCGGCAGCATCCATAATTTTTTTAGCCACCATTAGTTTTTGCATCAAATCGTTATTCATTGTTCTTGTGTGTCAAATTTTGCAATCGTGATTATTTGTACCATGTCTTTATCACCATTAAAGTTATAACCAGGTCTAGGGGTTGTAAAGGTTTCCCTAGTTGGTTTAAACAAATTGGTTTTATCTAGTCTGAATAATCTCCATCCTGGTTTTGGTGAGTGAGGGTCTCCAATATAAGCGGTGTGTGATGCACCATCTCTTTCCCACGCTCTAAAAACTAAGTTTCCTTTTTTAGAACGACCTAACGCAACAGGTTCAATTTCTCTGATACCCTCACCACCTGGTACATCTCCTTGATAATCTATTGTGCAAACTTGTTTTAAATCGATTGCCTTACGGATATCATCAATAGATGCCGCTTCCAATAATAGACCACGTAGAGATTCTAATAATTTCATTATACTACTCCGTTTACGTTGTAGGGTTTGTCAGGTTGATATGCGTTGAATTTAATATTCATTTTTCTTTCAAATACATCTACAGATGTGCCAGCGGCATCATTGTAAATATCCAAAAAGACGCCCGTACCTCTTCCAAGAGTATCACCATCACCTACCGCATCTGGGTTAGTTGATGAATACTTACTCCCTTGTTGTGTATAGTCATTTTTTACAATGTTTTTCTTTCTCTCTATGTCAGCAATTGCAGTTAATTTATTTGCAGGTTGAGAGTAATCTAAAGGTAATTGTTCCATTTTAAAGTAATTTTTGCATTAGGTTGTTTATCCTTCTTAGGTGTTCAGTAACCTGAAGGTCGTATTTTTCAATTGTTTTCTTTTTAGCATCATCGTGAGCAATATTCATACTATTATTAACTTTGGGTAAGTCATTCATGTCTTTGTCTATTGCCGATGAATTTTTTCTAATCTCTTTTGAAGTTTGGAGAGATTGGCGTGCTCCTGATAAGATACCATTAACAAAATCTTTCATTTTAGGTCCGCCATTTAATATAAACGGAGCGTCAGTCTGAGGTCCTGAAAAACTGTCAAAAAAATTCTTAATTCTTTTCAATTCGGGATAAGATAATTGAGTGGTTTTTTGTAATCTTTTGTTACGATTGAAACCCTCAACGTTAGAATCTGCATTTGGTACTTTTTTAAAACAAACAACCATATGATTTCTCATATGTTCTGGAAAGTCCCAAACTTGATTATATAAATCTTTATTCACCTTTCATTAATTTTAGAATGTCAGATGCAGAAAGTCCTTCTTTTTCTGCTTGTTTTTTCAAAGATTTCAAATTTTTCATAAATAATTTAGAAGCCTTTGTTTCCTTATCTTGAACGTCACCGGATTTAGATTTACCAACAATCAAATCTTCTAACATACCAATCATTTTTTGTCTTTGAATCTCTTTGATTTCTTTTTCAGTAAGTCTTTCTTGACCTCTTTTGTCTAATTTTTCAGATTTACCAAAAGTCTGACATCTTTCTTCAGGATTCTCAACCTCCATCTGTTTCATTTTTTCAACACATTCCTCATATGTATCACCTGAAACAACATCATATCCAAAGGCTCCACTAAAGTCTTCTTCCTTTACCACACTTTCACCATAAAACACACGGTATCCTCTTCTTACAGGGTCACCAGCTTGAGTTACTGAGAACACAGTTTGGTCCATAGTTTTAGTAGGCGATAATTTTGGGTCGTGAATTGGAATTTTACTATTTGAAAAACTACCATCATAATCGATGATTTCTTCCATCTCACCTTTAGTGTCTTTAATCTTATTGACTAATTTTTTTATATCGTCTTTCTTAAATTTTCTTTTTGATTTAGTAACCTTCTCAACCAATGTAAGAATTTGAGTTTCAAACTCTAATGGTATAGAAATTACCTCATCACTATTTCTGGCTTCGTTCAAACTGGTACTTTGAGAGTAATACAAATCGATATGTGCATCTCTTTTTTTAAGAAAGAAATACATATCATTAGTAAAATATTCTTTTCCGAAATTTATCATAATGATTTTTTACATATAAATACCTCCGTAATGGTATTTATCACATATGGCATATCAGAACATCAATCAATACGTCTATAATAAGTGGTATTTAGCACCTGTAAGGGAGATTTCTGACCTATCATTAGCGTCAGATGAAAGGGATTATAACGAAGAGGTTATTTTTTCACCCTATGTGATTGGTGTTAATGATGGTGATGTAATGCCAATTAAAATTGATTTGAATTTTTCAGGTTCAAACCAAGGGTTTATATTAGACTACCAAAATTATAATGACCAAAATATATTGGTATCTTCTCATTATTATAATCCATTTGATTTAGACCTTTCTTGTTATTCTGCCAAAACCATATGTGACATTGGGTTAGTTGGTACCGATAATGGATTACTTGAGTGTATGACAGGTCAATCCATTGATTACACTATGGGTCTATTAGATGATAGTGAGAAATTCGATAGATTGAAATATGACCGTAGATTTAAGATGTTCCAAGTTACAGGTTATACTTGGGACCCTAATCATAGATTCTCAGGTGTAAGTGCCGGTACATTATATAATGTTATCTCTTACAACAGTAATAAGGTCGGAATATATCATGAATTATATGGTGGTTTCTATCAAGGTTTTTACAAGTTATTTGGGTATGATTATGAAGTATTACCAACAAGATATCCAAAAGGATGGACTGTGGAAATGACTTTAAAACCAAGATTCATTGACCAATATACACCAGCTTCAGGACAAACAACCTTAAATGATTATTATCCTGATAACTCAGGAATATTCTTTTACATGGGAACTCGTGCCGAAAATAAGTTTTGGCATCACGCCGATGGTAAAAATTCTACTGACCCAAATTATGAACGAGTAACACATGAACTAACAGGTTTGAGTACATGTATGTGTACAAATCTTAATCCAGGGTACTCAACATCCACTCTCAGTAAAGTAGACATGTCAAGTTCAGGTGCAACCATAACAGTTGCCAAAAATTTGTCATGGACTACAGGAGACCAAATTTTACTTTATCACGATGCACTTAACTATCTTATAGGAACTGTTACCACATATGATATCATAACAGGTGAATTACACTTTGTTATTACAGAAAGAGTCGGAAGAGGAGAGTTCTCATATTGGATTGTCGATAAAGTAGATTATCTAAAATACGCTGAGCAATATTGTGTATTGGTTTATCCCCCAACAGGATATACCGATTATCATCAGGTTAGTACTACTTGTTCTTGTTGTAATGGAGATGTTAAAAAAGAATGGCCAGAACACGACCCATTATTTGACTCCATGTCCAATGCGTTGGCCATCCGATTTAGTGGTGACCCACGAAATCCGAAAATATGTGTTAGAACACTTACCTTTACAGGTGATTGTATATATTCAGGTTCTTGTGTTACTTTAGGACCTGAAACAGTCACAGGATATTCTGTGAACAATTACTGTTCAACAAATGGAATCTATGATGATTGTCTTGGAACTGATTATATAAATAAAGAACATTGGGTATTAGTAGATGCGGTCTTTGAGAGATATACGTGGATGGACTTCTGTGATTTATATTACAGAGGTGGTTTAGGTACAATCTCAACTGACTTATATACCGCGACAACCGCCAACAATTCTGTATCATTAATAGAACCCCCAACAACTCACGAACAATTAGTCCCCGAAAAAGACGAATGGGTGGAGTTGAATTATTTGTGGTTACTGGAAAGGTTCTATCGTGTAGGTAAGTTGAAACTATATGTAAACGGAAAACACTTTGAGACCTTTGATGATTTTGAAGAGATTATCCCACGACCGTTATACGCACACAAAGAAGTTCAAGTGGGTGTCCCATTCAATATTTCATGGGGTGGTGGTACACAAGGATTACATGAGAATTTAGTCTTCTCAGCAATGCCACAGACATTCTGTGGTGAGTACATTCAAGACCCCGAATTATTCCCTGATAATATTTTGAGTGGTACAAGTCTGTCGGCACTTACTACCAATATTATGTTGGAGAAATATTTTGCCGGTACTTTTGATGGGGGTATTTCTACTTTCCACATGTATGCCAAACCTTTATCGGTTCCTGAAATTCAACACAACGCAAGGGTGTTGCAACCTGTTTATGATTTGTTGAATCCTTATTGTTTGAATTGTGAGGTTATTGATGATTGTGATTGTGATTACGAGTTTATTCCTGCGAGTCCAACTCCTACTCCTTCGGTAACACCATCCGTGACTCCGTCTATTTCTGTTAGTCCAACACCATCCGTGACTCCATCTATTTCTGTTAGTCCAACACCTTCAGTTACCCCATCAATAACACCGACGCCTTCTATTAGTATTTCTTCTACACCATCTCCTACACCATCTATCAGTATTTCTGCAACACCTTCAATTTCTATTTCCGCAACACCTTCAATTTCAATTTCTGCAACACCATCCGTAACTCCAAGTGTATCTCCTACACCATCTATTTCCATATCTTCTACTCCCACACCATCAATTTCTATATCTTCTACTCCCACACCATCTGTAACACCATCGGTTACTGCAACTCCGTCTATCAGTATTTCTTCTACTCCATCTCCTACACCATCTATCAGTATTTCAGCAACTCCGTCTATCAGTATTTCTGTTACTCCATCTGTAACACCATCTACTACACCTTCAATATCAATATCAACAACGCCAAGTATATCGATTTCCGCAACACCTTCAATTTCTATTTCTGCAACACCATCCGTAACTCCAAGTGTATCTCCTACACCACCAAGTTCTGTAACCGCAACTCCAACATCTTCAGTTACTCCTTCGGTAACACCATCTGTGACTCCAAGTAGTTCTGTAACTCCATCTGTGACTTCATCTGTTACTCCATCTATTACTCCGTCTATTTCAATTACATCATCAGTTTCACCGTCAGTAACACCATCGATTACACAATCTATTAGTGTATCTGCGACGCCATCTATCAGTATTTCTGCTACACCATCTACTACACCATCTATTAGTATATCTACAACTCCGTCTATCAGTGTTTCTTCTTCACCTTCCCCTACACCATCTATTAGTATTTCTGCTACTCCGTCTATTAGTATTTCTGCAACTCCTTCTATCAGTATTTCTGCGACCCCGTCAGTAACTCCTTCTATTAGTCTTTCTGTAACTCCTTCAATTAGTATTTCGGCAACTCCTTCAATAAGTGTGTCATCAACACCATCTCCAACACCATCGATTAGCATTTCTGTAACCCCATCGATAACGGTAAGTATTTCTGTTAGCCCAACACCAAGTATTTCAGTTTCACCAACAATTTCGGTAACACCAAGTATTTCAGTTTCACCAACAATTTCGGTAACACCAAGTATTTCAGTTTCACCAACAATTTCGGTAACACCAAGTATTTCAGTTTCACCAACAATTTTGGTAACACCAAGTATTTCAGTTTCACCAACAATTTCAATAACGCCGTCTATATCAGTCTCGATAACACCGTCACCAACTCAAGCCATCATACCGACTGACCCAACACTTGAAATTTATTATCAAGGTAATTTAGCGACTTATTACACACCAACACCAAGTAGTGGTGATACATTTAATCAATGGGTTGACTCGTCCTCAAGTGCACATAACGCCAATTCTATTTGTGGGTCTTGTAAACCCGAATGGTGGAGTAACGTACAAAATGGATTGGGCGGGACTTATTACGATGGTATTGCCATGGGGTCTAGTGTAAATCCTTTAACAGATTTAGCTTCGAACTCGGGTGAAACTATAATAGTGGTTGCTCGTGTTTTGAACAGTGGTACGACCGAACAATATATTCAAGGAGGTCAAGATGGAAATACAGGATTAAATTCTGTATTCCTAAGACAAAGTGGTGGTACCTATAACGTTGCTGAAGCAGGTGGATTTGGTGTGGTATCAGGTACACCAGTAGATACAAATCCTCACATTTTCTCGATTGTATTTAGTGGTTCAGGAACGAATAATACAGATAGATTGAAATTCAGAATTGATTCTGTTGAACAGACGATGACATTCCCATCAAATGTTGGTACAACAACGTCATCACTTACGAATTATATATTTATGGGAGTTTCTTATACTCCACAAGCATCAGGAACTGAACAATACTATTATAATGGATTTTTGTTCGATGTGTTAGTTTACAGTAGAGCTCTTTCCCCATCTGAGTTAGATGTTATTGAGCCCTATTTATCAAATAAATGGAATATACCACTATTATAACATGTCTTACGGAATATTAATATCGAGTTCAAACTATATTTATTAAGGTATGAGTGGGTATGGTGTTACTATTGATTGTCCTAATTACTCGGGACAAACCGCATTAGTGAGGTTTTTAGAAGAAGATTCTGGAATTACTCATGAATTGGGTTATGAAACTATACCGTTCACTTATTTTCCGTCAGATGGAACACCACAGGGTGTATTTTTCCTATATTTTTCAGGGGATGATAAAACCTGTGTTGTAGATGTGGTTTCACCAAATCCTTCTTCTACACCATCTCCTACACCATCTATCAGTATTTCTGCAACACCTTCAATTTCTATTTCGGCGACACCATCTATCAGTATTTCTGCAACACCTTCAATGACGTTGTGAATTTAGGAAATTGTGATTGTTCTTAAATTATATCTTTAAAAGTTTTATTTTTGTTATATTTTTTGTGAAAAGCTTTTTTCATGAAAATATTTGTACAGTTAGCGGTTTATCGTGACCCCCAACTAATTCCAACAATTCAAAACATGTTGGAAAATGCTAAAAGACCTAAAAATTTGGTAATTGGTATTGCTCGTCAATTCAGTGAAGAGGACGGGTTTGACGATTTATCTCAATTTGATAATGATAAAAGGTTCAAAATACTAAATATTCCTCATTTAGAATCCAAAGGAGTATGTTGGGCAAGAAGCCTTATTCAACAATTATATGATGGTGAGACCTATACACTTCAGATTGATTCTCACATGAGATTTGAAAAAAATTGGGATGATTTATTAATAAAAGAGTATAAGAAACTACAAAAAAAGGGATATAAAAAACCTTTGTTGACAGGATATGTACCCTCTTTTGAGCCTGATATGGACCCACAGTCAAGATTGACAGTACCTTGGAGAATGAATTTCGATAGATTCTCCCCCGATGGTAATGTCCATTTTATGCCTTCAACTATTGATGATTATAAAGAAAAGAAGAGTCCTGTACCAGCAAGGTTTTATTCAGCACACTTTGCATTTACAACCGGTGATTTTGTAAAAGAAGTTCCACATGACCCTGAGTATTATTTTCATGGTGAAGAGATTTCTATTGCGGTAAGAGCATTTACATGGGGTTATGACCTATTCCATCTACATAATGTTATTATTTGGCATCAATACACAAGAAAAGGATTGAAAAAACACTGGGACGATAATGGTGAATGGTGGAAAAATAACGATACTTCACATCTTAAAAATAGAAAATTGTTTAGTATGGATGGTGAAGTTTATGACCCGAACGAATTTGGAATTTTTGGTTTTGGACCTATAAGAACTCTTGAAGACTATGAACGATACTCTGGTATTTCATTTGGAAGAAGGTCAGTTCAACAATGGACTTTAGACCAAAAATATCCACCTAATCCACATATTGAAGACCCTATTGAATATGCAAATTCTTTTGCTTCAGTATTCAAACACTGTATTGATATTCAGTTTGCGCAAGTACCCCACGATGATTACAATGTTTGGGCGGTTGCTTTTGAAGATGAAAATGGTAACGAACTTGTTAGATTAGATGCTAATGAGCCTGAGATTAAACAAATGAAAAATGACCCCGATGGTTACTGTAAATTGTGGAGAAGTTTTAACACAGCAGTGAGACCATATAAATGGATTGTTTGGCCACATTCAATGAGTGAAGGTTGGGTAAACAGAATGGAAGGAACATTATATGAGAAAAAGTAAGGATAAAATGACAATTTTGGTTCACCTACCTGCGTATCGTGAACCAGAATTGATTCCCACAATAAAGAGTGCACTAGAAAATGCAAAAAACCCTGAAAGAATTCACTTTGGGATTTGCAGACAATATAACCCTGAAGATGGATTTGATAATTTAGATGAATATCGTGATGACCCAAGGTTCAAGATAAAAGATATTCTATATACTGAAGCTAAAGGGTTGGCATATGCAAGAGCGGTAATCAACGAGGAATTATTAACTGATGAAGATTTTGTTTGTCAGTTAGACTCACACCATAGATTTGATAAAAATTGGGATTCAGCATTAATTGGTTGGTATCAAGACTTAAAGAAAGAAGGTCATAATCCTTTAATTTGTGGATATCTACCTTATTATGACCCATATAATGACCCCGCAAAAAGAGTTAAGGAACCATGGTTGTCTGAAGCCGCGTCTTTTTATCCGTTTGGTACAATTTTTATTCGACCAACGGGTGTTCCTAATTGGCAGAGTTTGAAAAAACCATATCCTGCTAGATTCCTTAGTGGACACTTTGCATTTGGTCCTAACAAATGGGCTAAAGATGTTAGACACGACCCAAATATTTTCTTCAGTGGTGAAGAATTAAATTTGACAGTTCGGTCATTCACTCATGGATATGATTTATTCCACCCACATAGAGTTGTTATATGGCATGCGACTATGAGAGAAGAAAGAAGTGGAATGTTAGTTTGGGATGACCAACATAAAAGAGGTGAATCTGCTTGGTGGAAACAACAAGATGTTGCTCGGTCAAGAATTAGACAACTTTTGGGTGTCGAAGATAATGGTCACGACCTAACAGGTTATGGTCTTGGAAAAAAACGAACCGTGAGAGATTATGAAAAGTATGCTGGAATACACTTCAAAAGAAAATCATTCCAAATGCACACAATTCAAAATAAATTCCCACCCAATCCACAGTTTGAAACAGAAGAAGAATGGGAAAACTCATTTACATACTCTTTTTATCACTTAGTTAATGTTGAGAGATATATGTTAGATAAGGATGATTATGATTCAGTTCTAATTGCATTTGATGATGAGAATGGTATTGGAATTAAGTCTCGTTCTATTGATGGTTCTGACTTACAAAGATTTCTAAATGGAGATGGTCCAATTCACTATGAAGAAATGTTTATGACAGATAAGGACCCATCGAGAGTTGTTTTTTGGGCTCACTCTCCAATAAGAGGATGGGCTGAAAGACATGAAATTAATTTGAAAAATTAAAATGAGTAATAATTCTAAAGCTAACATAGCATTTTACGGGTCACACAATTCTGCAATTGCGGTAGAAAAAGATGGAAAGGTAATCACCGTAATAGAAATAGAGAGATTTTTAAATCAAAAAAATGCAGGATACTCTCAATATTTGGTATCATACACAAGACCTTATTTGGTAAAACAAATTTTGGAATATATCAAAAAGGAATTTGGTATTGAAGAATATGAAACCTGTTATTTTTTGAATACGGATTGTATTGAAGATGAGGTAAGATATCATCACCATAAAATGATTCCTGCAGAAAACTATGTGGGAACTATGCACCATGAGAGTCATGCCGCTTGTGGATATTATCAATCTGATTATAAAGATGCTTTAATAGTATCTTTTGATGGTGGAGGTAACGATGGATTTTTCAATGTATATGTCGCGGAAGACAGAAAGGAAATAAAATTGATTGATAAATTTCCTATTGATTTAGGGTTTCCATATATGTCTTTTGGTGACTACCTTGGTGATATCAAACATGAACCAGCACTGAGTATTGGTAATTTAGTTTATTCAGGAAAAATTATGGGGTTATGTTCATACGGTAAAGTAAGGGAAGAATGGTTACCTCATTTTGAGGAATATTATAGAAAAAAACCTGATGGTGTAAACTTCAGAGGGTTTATCAAAGAATTGGGTGAAAAAATTGGAATTACATTTAGTGTAAAAGACCGTCTGTTTGGTGACGATGCTTATGATGTCGCTATGACTTCACAACAAGCTTTTGAAAATGTTTTTTTGGATATTATGAATCCATTTTTGGAACAATATCCTGATTTACCGTTGATTGTTGTTGGAGGTTGTGGTTTGAATATTTTATTAAACACTCGATTGAAAGAGGAGTTAGATAGAGGTGTTTTTGTACCACCAAATCCCAACGATTGTGGTATTGCTGCGGGAATGATTTTGAATCATATCAAACCTGAAACATCTATTGATTTGACATATGCGGGTATTTCTATATTAGACCGTGATACTTTGATGAGTTATGTAGAAGATAAACGAGCGACCAAATTAGAAATTCCCAAGTTAGTTGATGATTTGAAGAATGGAAAAATTGTTGGAGTTGTTCGTGACACTTCTGAACATGGACCAAGAGCATTGGGTAATCGAAGTATTTTGTGTAATCCAACATATCCTGATATGAAGGATGTTCTAAATGCTAAAGTAAAAAATCGAGAGTGGTATAGACCATTTGCACCTGTAGTAAGATTGGAAGATGTTTCCAAGTATTTCAATTTCGAGGGAGAAAGTAGATGGATGGGATTTTGTCCAACCGTGAAAGAAGAATGGAGAGAAAAGTTAGTATCCATTACTCACGTAGATGGAACCGCAAGGGTCCAAACAGTTACTGAAGAACAGAATCCTTGGTTGTACAACTTGATTACTGAATTTGAAAAAGAGACTGGTATTGGTGTACTATTGAATACTTCATTCAATGTGAACGGTAAACCAATCTTATCACGATACATGGACGCGGTAAAAGTCTATGAAAACACACAAATGGATTGTTTATTATTACAAGATTTTTACTTTAGAAAATAATGGTATATTCGGAGTTATATAAAATTGCTGTTATTACACCACCTAAAAGTGGCTCTCACACAATTTTAAGAACTATTGTCCATAGTAAACTATTGGCTCACCAACACGCTACGTATACTATGGTAAAGAAAAAATTTCCATTAGAATATGAAAATATAATAAAGAATTTTAAGAAATATTTTGTTGTTCGGAATCCATGGGCACATGCGGTAAGTCTGTATATTCATAAGACCGAAAAAAGAAAACTCAATATTGAAATTGTTCCCGATAACGAGAAACAATGGTATAAAACATTCGAAAGTTATTTGAAGAAAGATTTATACGTACCCCAATCTACTTTCACTTTCAATGACCCTTTATTCGTTTATGATGAGGTGATTAAGTTTGAAAGATTGGATGATGAGTTGGAGAGTTTGTGTGAAAATTTCGATATTCCTTACTTACAACATAACGAAAATTTAGGTATTAATCATGAAAATTATTTTGGTCATGAATACCCTGAAAACTATCAAGATTTTTACACCGATGAATTGATTGATATAGTGGCTAAAGTGTCACAAAATGAAATAAATAAATTTGGATACACATTTTAAAATATGGAACCTAATAAAAATATGACCATTGTCACAGGTCTTTGGGACATAAATCGAACTGGTAGACCATTTCACCATTACATAGAGAACTTCAAAAGATTTTTAGATATCCCTCAAAATCTTTTCATTTATGTTCCGTTAGAACTTGAGCATTTGGTATGGGAAAAAAGAAGTAGAGAAAATACTTTTGTAAAAATTATGTCTTTGGAAGACGTAAAAAGACTTTATAACCCTTTTTGGGATAGAACTCAAAGTGTAAGAACAAACCCTGATTGGATTAATGGTGCAGGTTGGTTGGGTTCATCACCACAAGCTTCTTTAGAGTGGTATAACCCTATTGTCCAATCGAAAATGTTCATGATGAACGACGCATCGATATGGAATCCATTTGATACTGAATACTTTTTTTGGTTAGACGCTGGAATTACAAATACAGTACCTTATTCCCATTTAGTTGAAAATAATTGTTTGAATGATTTACCCCAACATGGTAATCCATTTTTATTCTTGAGTTATCCTTATGATGCTGAGAATGAAATCCATGGATTCAAGTATGATGCCATAAACAGATATTCAGGTAAAGATGTAAAATATGTTTGTAGAGGTGGTTTATTTGGTGGTCATAAAGACCAATTAAGAGAAGCCAATGCTGCTTATTATTCATTATTGGACAGAACTCTTGGTGAAGGGTTGATGGGTACTGAAGAAAGTATTTTTACCATCATGTCTTATACCGAACCTGATTTGTATCGTAGATTTGAATTGGATGGAAATGGATTGATTGTGAAATTCACACAAGCCCTTGTTGAAAAGACCGTTTCTTTAGTGGAAGTAGAAAAGAAAAAAATTGCTAACCCAATAAGATACTCTGATAGAGATGTCGAAAATTATAAAACAAATTTATACATCCTAACATTCAACTTTCCTGAACAAGTACTTCACACCATCAAATCAATGGAAAAGACACCCGAGTGGTTGACTAAACCAAACTTGATTTTGTTGGACAACTCAACAGACAATGATGCAATTGTACGAAATAAGGAAATTGCTGCTCAATACAATTTTGAATACAAGAACTTAGGAGGTAATACAGGTATTTGTGGTGGAAGACAAGCGGCGGCTGAACACTTTCATGAGTCTGATGCGGACTTCATGTTCTTCTTTGAGGATGATATGACGGTCAACCCTCCCGAATATGAAGGACAATTCTGTAGAAATGGTTTCAGGAAATATATTCCAAATTTATACAACATGTTACACAGAATCATGTTGAAAGAGAAGTTTGATTTCTTGAAGATGACATTCACTGAAGTTTACTTTGATAATGACAAACAATGCTCATGGTATAATGTTCCCCAACATATCCGAACAAGAGATTGGCCTGATTATGACAAACTTCCCGTTCATGGTTTGGACCCCAATGTACCTTTGACGAACTTCAAAAACATCAGAAACCTTGATGGTTTATGTTATATTGATGGTGAAATTTATTACGCAAACTGGCCGATGATTGTCAGTAAAGAAGGTAATCAGAAAATGTTTATCGACACAAAGTGGGCTCATCCTTACGAACAAACATGGATGTCTCATATGTATCAGATGACCAAAGAAGGTGGTTTGAGACCTGCAGTTTGTTTGGCGTCACCTATTTGGCACGATAGAATCAAATATTACAAACCTCACGAAAGAAGAGAAAATTGATTTTAATTCAACAAATTATCCATAGGTGGTATTTATAGTAAAATACTATCTATGGATTTTTATATTAAGAAAAATGCTACATTACCATTATTGAAAATGCAAGTAGTTCAAGATGGTCGTAGTGAGTATCAATCATTTATGGATTCTTTGGCAAACGCTTCAATATTTTTCAGTATGATTGATGAGGCAACAGGTATTCCAAAGATAGTTTCGAAACCAGCATATATTGTTGAGGTCGTTACTAATGACCCGAACGCATTACCTGAATATTATGTTTATTATAGATTTACAGATAGAGATACTAACAAAGTTGGTAGATACGTTGGACAATTCTTAATAAAATATAATAGTAACTTATTGGGTGCGCCAACAGGAAATCTAATTTTACCCCTACGTGATGAACTCTATATTAATGTTCAAGATAGTTTCATCATAGATTCACCCTGTTGTTGACGGGAGGATTAATTTCATCTATATTTATTTTTGAATGAGAAGACAAATTTCACTAAGTGAAAGAAAATAGGTCACTCGGTAAATTTTAGTATAGATGATATCAAACGAGGAAATCAAACAATTTTTGGAGGGTAATGACCCTGAACAATTTATTACTGCAATTGAATTTGATTATATCACAGATTCAATTTTCAAAATCAAAGAAGTCCCTGGTAAAGGAAAACAAATCATAAAAGATAATTTTATTCCATTTGCTTGGGTCGGAGATTTGAGAAACATGAACTTCTATCAGGGTTCTAAAGCTCTTCAGAAAGAGGCGATGACAAAACATAAAATTGTTATTGAAAAACTTGAAACACATGGTGACGCTCGATTAGAAAAAGGTTTGACTTTTATAGTTAAGTCTTTGTCGGGTTATCGTTCTCTAACACAGTTTTTTAGAGAAGGTGGTATTGACCCTTGGGGTGAAAAAACTCGAGAACTGTTTTTGATGTTACCTCCTGTTGAACAATATCTTATTCAAAAAGAAAAACGACTATTCAAAGGGTTCGAAGAATATAATGATATTACCCGACTAGTATTTGACTTGGAGACCACGTCTTTGGAACCAAAGGATGGTCGAATATTCATGATTGGAATCAAAACGAATACAGGATATCACAAGGTAATTGAGTGTGATACAGAAGAAAAAGAAAAAGAAGGTATCATCGAGTTCTTCAATATAATTGATGCTCTAAAACCAAGTATCTTAGGGGGATATAACTCATTCAACTTCGACTGGTTCTGGATTTTTGAACGATGTAAAGCACTTGGATTGGATATTAAGAAGGTATGTAAGTCACTCAACCCTCAAAGAACTATCAGTCAGAAAGAACAAATGTTAAAACTTGCCAATGAAGTCGAGCGTTATCCTCAGGTTTCTATTTGGGGATATAACGTTATTGATATTATTCACTCGGTAAGAAGAGCTCAGGCAATTAACTCAAGTATTAAGAGTGCGGGATTGAAGTATATCACCCAATATCTTGACGCCAATAGTGAAAGTCGTGTTTATATTGAACACACAGATATTGGTCCTATGTATGCAGAAAAGGAGGAATATTGGTTAAACACCCAAAATGGTAAATACAAAAGGGCTAATAACCCTCAGTTCGATGATTTAGATGTTAGATTTCCTGGTGTATATACTAAGATTACTGGTGACAAAATTGTAGAAAAATATCTTGATGATGACTTGGAAGAAACACTCAAAGTAGATGATGAATTTAATCAAGGTTCATTTCTTTTGGCGTCACTTGTGCCAACGACATATGAAAGAGTAAGTACGATGGGTACTGCAACTTTATGGAAAATGATTATGTTGGCTTGGTCTTATAAACACAATCTAGCAATTCCCGAGAAACAATCTAAGACTGACTTTGTTGGTGGACTTTCTCGTTTGATTAAGGTTGGATATTCCACGGATGTACTTAAGTTGGACTTCTCGTCTCTTTATCCTTCTATTCAACTTGTACATGATGTTTTCCCTAAATGTGATGTTACAGGGGCAATGAAGGGTCTTCTAAAATATTTCCGAGATAGTCGTATTTTGTATAAACAACTTGCGGAAGAATATGCAGAATCAGACCCAAAGAAATCCAAATCATACGATAGAAAACAATTACCTATTAAAATCTTTATCAACTCGATGTTTGGTGCACTTTCAGCACCTCAAGTATATCATTGGGGTGACATGTATATGGGAGAACAAATTACTTGTACAGGACGACAATATCTTCGTCAAATGATATCATTCTTTATGAGTCGAGGATATGAACCTTTGGTTATGGATACTGACGGTGTGAACTTCTCATCACCAAAAGGTATTGAAAATCGTAAGTATATTGGTCGTGGTTTGAATTGGAAAGTAAAAGAGGGTAAGGAGTATACAGGAGCTTCTGCGGACATCGCCGAGTATAATGATATTTTTATGAGAGGTGAGATGGCGTTAGATAATGATGGTGTTTGGCCGTCATGTATCAACTTAGCTCGTAAAAACTACGCTTTGATGACAGATACTGGTAAAATAAAATTGGTGGGTAATACAATCAAGTCTAAAAGATTACCTGGTTATATTGAGGACTTTTTGGATAAAGGTATCAAGATGTTATTGAAGGGTGAGGGTAAACAATTTATTGAATATTATTATGAGTACTTGGAGAGAATCTTTGAACAAGAAATTCCCTTGATAAAAATTGCTCAAAAAGCTAAAGTCAAACAGAGTTTAGAGGATTATAAAATTCGTTGTACTCAAAAAACCAAAGCGGGTTCTTTGATGTCAAGACAAGCTCATATGGAATTAGCAATCTCTCATAATTTGAATGTAAACTTGGGGGATGTTATTATGTATGTAAATAATGGTGAAAAAGCGTCTCATGGTGACGTACAAAAAGTTCCGGCAAAAAACTACACAGTACTTCAAAAACAAAGACATTTTGATAAAACAGGTGAGGGTTTACAAGACACCGAATCGTATATCAAATTGAATTGTTATATTCTAAATTCTGAGGACTTAGAAAATAATCCTGATATGACGGGGGATTACAATGTTGCGAGAGCGGTCAACACTTTCAATAAGAGAATAGAACCATTATTAGTTGTTTTCCAAGACGAAGTTAGAGAAAATCTTATAGTCAATGACCCTAAAGATAGAGGTATCTTTACAACAGCACAGTGTAAGCTTATCAATGGACAACCTCTTGGTATTGGAGACCAAGATGATTTGGATGATGTTTTGAAAATTTCAGAACAAGAATTAAGTTATTGGGATAAAAGAGGTTTGTCTCCCATGTATATGTATGAATTGGCTGAAGATGGGTGGGAAAATAAAGTAGTCCCTTTACCAGATTTTCAAACCGTCTGAGGAAAGAATATACCAATTACGATTTACACAAACCAATTCGATACAAGAACCTTTATCTAAATCGATTTCATCCCATTCCTCATCTATTTTGCCAACGTCAGGGGTAATAAGAACTTTGGTCATTGCTTTTATCTTAACTCTATCAGTTGTTGATGAGTTAAGAAATAATTCACATTGTTCAATACCTCTGACAATAATAGAATACTCACCATTTGTGGTGTAAGTTTTTTCTGATATGACAGCGGATTCTGAAGTTCTCACTTCAATTCCATTTATAACTTTTTTTACAGGGATTGTTTTTAATATTGCCATAATTTACACAACAGTTATAGGAATAGGCATTGCTCTATACTTCAACTGAGTGTTAAGGTTAGTGGCAATTTCCGCCTCTTTTTTCATTTGATTTTCAGGACGCAATCTTTCTAACCTTTCTTTGAGTTCGGTCACTAAAGTAACTTTTTCATCTTTTGCTTCTGTTTGCAAAGATGTGTAATCCATAGTTACTTCACTATCAGGTGTTTTTAGGTTACCACTAAATTTACCTCTAACTCTGGCTAAAGTTTCTTTACAATATGCGGTAAACCATCTTCTAACCCAAATTCTTGCAGGGTCATTGAGGTCAATCCAAGACATTGACTCTAATGGAATATCTGATGGTAATTTAACGATGTCAGGATTATCCTTTAAACATAAATCTCTTTCGTCACCACATGCCTCATAATAATGGTACCACACACGTCCTCTCATCAATTCACCGTCACCAAAATCAAATTTACCACCTGGTGTATTGTATAACCAAATGGCGTGTTTTCCATCAGGAAGTGCTGTTACTCTATAACTTAAATCCGGTTGAATCAAACGTCTTTTTATATTGATATCTTGAAGACGTGAAATAATATCATTAGAAGAGAAGAAAAAATATCCACCACCACCATAACCGGCTTGTGCAAAACCACCAGGACCTCCGAGTCCACCAGGTCCACCTAAAGCACCAAAAGACCATGGGTCAAATAACATATTGTTTTCCTCTGCGGGTGAGAACCAAAGAAGTTCATTGAGTTCGCGACATGCGGGAATCTCATAAACCTGTTGATTAGGAACCAACTGAATATAGTCTTTTTTCAGAACCCATGGACCTGAGTTTTGTAAACCCACGATTTTAGAATATGAATAGGTATATTGTGTTTCCCAATCAAGTGTTCTACGAATAAGTGCATTTGCTAAAGATTGTGTGTCCAAGTTCATTCCGTACAAACTCGTCCATTGAGATTCAATTAACCAATCTTGAACATATTGAGCATAATCCCCGATTGATAGTTCCAACAAAGAATCCATCATATCATACTCCAATTCTACCGCTCTGAGTGGTGCACCTAATAGATTTAAAATTCTATTATAAAGTGCGGTTCTTTCTGGTTCTGGGATTACTGCCATGAGTTTTTTTCTTTATAAATATCTTAAGATTAGAATTGGTACAAAACAGAATTTTCAGGGAAATAGTAAACCCCATCTTTTATTTCAGTATTTTTATTATCAAAAATAATCATGTCTTTACCAGCACGTAAAAATATCATCCAATCGGTGTTGTATTTTTTTACGTTCGCGGTCCCTGTTATTCTTAATGAATTGTCCACTTTTTCAATTTGACTAAACGGTTTGACTTGTCCTGTAAATTCTTTTCCATCAACGATGACTTTTATGTCAACCCCCATCATATCTTCCTTACTTCCTAATTCACCGATTCTTTTTACGTTTGTTTCACCAAATTTATTTTTTAGTTTTTGTGTGACGATGTCTTCGGTTTTTCCACCTTTTTCTTGGGTTTTACCCATAACATTTATGATAGTTTGTAGGGTTTGGGAATCGGTAGAGAAAATTCTAAATTTTAGTGAGTTGATATATTCTAACATTCTTTTCATTTCTTGAACTTGTTCTTCGAAATTTTTGTTTTGAAAATCAATCACGGGTTCACCCACTTTAGAGAGGTATTTGTTCAGGTCTTTTTTCAACACACAAAATGCGCTGTAATTGGTGTTGAGGTAGTTGATTACGGACCTTCCTTTTGTTTCTAAGTTATAGATACCTGAAAGTTGGTTGGGGGCAAATTCTCCTTTATTATAATATTTTGAGGGGTATACGTCCTTCAAAATTTGCATAATTGCTTCTTTGTATAATTTTAGTACTGACCTATTTTGGTTGAATAGTTCTTTTGCTAAATTTTTTTCACTTGATGAACATGGTTCGCTCTTAGCGGATTCGGTCAAGAATTCTCTTACTTTGACACTTTCTTCTAAATTATCTTTTGTTTGTTTTTGAAGTACTTCTTCTACGAAATCCCAATTCACAACCTTCCAAAAGTTTTTGATATATTCATCTCTTTTATTTCTGTATTTGAGATAGTAGGCGTGTTCCCATAAATCCAATCCTAATAGAGGGTGACCACCTTGTTTGACGACATCCATAAGTGGATTGTCTTGGTTTGGGGTTGTCATGATTTTTAGGGTTCCTCTTTTTGTGAGAATCAACCAAACCCATCCTGAACCAAATCTACTTTTTGCTTGGTCTTCAAACTTTTTCTTGAATTGTGAAAAACTTCCGAAATTTTGTTTGATTTTTTTGAGGATGAATCCTCTTGGAGACATTGGTTTAGGAGATAACATCTTCCAAAAAAGGGAGTGGTTGTAGGCACCTCCGGCGTTATCTCGAATAACCTTATTGAATCTTTCAATAGTTCTTACAATCTGTTCTAAACTCAGTTCACTATCTTTTTCAGATAATGCTTGATTGAGTTTATCGATATAACCTTTATAGTGTTTGTTATAATGGATATTCATTGTTTCAGGGTCAATAAATGACTTGAGTGATGAATATGAGTAAGGTAATTTTTCTACAGGAATATTACTTTCGGAAATTGATTTTTGTGAGTCTCTCGTTGTTCTATTTTCCTTAAGTTGATTCTCAAGAGAATCAATTTTAGTCTTAATATCTTTCATAAAAATTGGCGTTTATCGAATATAAATAGTTTTTTCTTTGGTATTATCTTCTCATGTTATTGATAGATGAAAGAATATCTTCGACAAAATCCGTTTGACCTACGTTATCACCCATTACAGTTTCAAAAATTTCTTTTTTCTTTTTGAGTATATCATAGATGATTCCTTCTATCGTGTTTTCATAAATTGGATAATAAACCAATACGTTATTTTTTTGACCAAATCGGTATGCTCTGTCTTCGGCTTGTGAATGGTCGGATGGTAAAAAGGATAAGTCGTTCATCACAACAGCCTCCCCCGCTGTTAGAGTTAAACCTGTACCTGCCGCTTTGATGTTACCAACAAACACCATCACATTTTCATCGTTTTGGAATCTATCCACAGAAACTTGTCTATCTTTTTGACTCATACTACCATCAAGTCTGACGGCTTTCTTACCAAAGTGTTCCAATATCATTTCTAAAGAACGAGTGAAATTGGTAAAGACAATCACCTTTTTTCCTTGTTCAATAATGTTCTCACAAAGTTCAATCGTTGATGAAACTTTTTCCTGAGAAATACATTGTCTGACTTGAGTAAGTTTGGTGAATTGAAGGGTCATTGAATTGGCTTCACCCCCCTTGTCATACCACGCATAATAATCCCCCATCAAAGATTCGTACTCTTTGGATTTTAGTCTTAGGTACACAGGTGTGATAATTTTATCGGGAAGGTCCAACACATTTTCTTTGAGTCTTCTTAAAACCAAAGGTGCGGTTCTGTCTCTAAGTTCTTCCAAATTGGATGCACCACTTACGTTCCACACCTTTCTTCGTCCTGCTTTGAACTGATATCCGTTACAATATCTTTTTACGTATGCCATCCAGTTCAGAGCCACAGGACTTTCAATAAGGTTCAGAAGATTGAAGTAGTTGATGGGTCTACTTGTGATGGGGGTACCGGTTAGTAACCACAATCTTTCGATATTCTTTGCAAAGTCGTTGATTAGTTTGGTTCTTTGTGCTTGTTTGTTTTGGATGTAATGTGCTTCATCGATAACCATCAAGTCAAACTTGGAGTTCAGGAGTACGGATTCTTTTTTGTTTTTTTCATCGTGGAAATTCTTGATGATATCGTAGTTGATAATGACAAAGTCGGCGTCCTCCCATTTTTTTCCATCAATGATTGAAATAGTTCTGTCACTATAATTCTCAATCTCTCTTTGCCAATTTATTTTCAGGGAGGCGGGACAAACAATCAATACTTTTTTCGCTCCTGTCTCCAAAGCGGCGATGATGGTGGATGTTGTTTTTCCCAAACCCATATCATCGGCCAAAATAAACTTTTTATTTTCACATAATTTTTGAATGGACTCCTTTTGGTGTTCCAACGGAGGTCTGTTGGAATATTTTGAATACTCTATTACAACATTCTTCACGGTATTGTCCTTCATCAATGCAACCTTGGGTAACCAAAAATCATGGATGGACTCTGACTCAAAGAACTTTCCCCAAATATGATATGAGGTGTCTTTTTCTACCAATAACTTTTCAACATAAACTTTTTCGGGAACTTTGGTGAATAGTTTGTCATCTGCAATTCTTTGTGCAAAGTAAGAATCCAATTCCACCCATTTTTTGGCAACCTTTGGAACGGACTTATGAAAGTTTATGATATACTCAGATTGAGCTCGGGTGGGATAAAACTTCGGATTGGTCATCATCTTTTGTTTTAAACGCAATATGTAATTGTTGGCACCTTCGTATTTATCCAAAAGGTCCAACGCCTTACGTTCTAAGATTGAAACGTCTGATATGTGACTTGCCAATTCCAATAATGAAAAGATAATCTATTCTGTTATATTTATCAAGTAAGATGGCACAGAGACAAGTTCCTATAACAAGATTGGGTAAATTCTTCGGGAGTGAAGATTTTGCATTGGACGTATCCATGGGTATGGAATGGTTGGATGGTGATATGAATTTTACCATCGTATTATATAAGGTGGATAGACAGAAAACATTGCAAGATGATGTCTATGGTGAGGTACTTCCAGATGGAATACAATTTATGGCACCAATTTCTATCAATGCCTATGTAAGAATTGAGCAAGCTCAGAACAACTTCTTGGCAAATTCCAAGATTATTCAGAATGAACCTGGCAACCTTACCTTCCATGTTTATCAAAAAGAGCTTGAAACACTTCAAACAACAATTGAACTCGGTGACTACATCGGATATTGGATTACCGAAGACGAAGTTAGATATTATAGTATCGTTGACGCGGGAGCACCAAACTATGACAATAAACACACCTATGGTGGATATAAGAAATTCTACTTCTCTTATATTGCAACACCTGTAAGTGAAAATGAATTCAGAGGTATCTAATGGCATTACCAAAAAAAGTCTTACCAAAAATTAATCTGAGTCCCGAGAAAATTCTTTGGGAAAGAAGAGAACAACTTGTTGACTATATCAAGGAGGATGGAACATTCTTACCCAAAAACTTGTTACACCCTGAATTAGACAGGGGGTTTTTGGATTTTGTCAAAGAAGATTTAAAGACAGTCGTTAGTGGAAAGATTGTACCTATGGTTGATATCATCGTTACAACTCAGAATTGGGCTCAATTTACCGAAACTTGGAACTTCAATGATATAAATGGAAATCCTTCACCTCCTTTTATTACCGTAGTACGTGTTCCTGAAGTAAAATATGGTAATAATCCTGCCATCATGTATAATATTCCTAATCGTAGAGAATACTATTACGCTGCAGTTCCTACTTGGAACGGAAATATAAAAGGTTTAGACATTTATAAAATCCCCCAGCCTGTTCCTGTGGACATTACATACAATGTAAAAATTTTATGTAACCGAATGAGAGAGTTGAACACCTTCAATAAGAATGTGATTCAAACTTTTGCATCTCGTCAAGCCTATAGAATGATTGAAGGTCATTACATTCCAATCATTTTGGATAACATCTCTGATGAGTCCGTTGTTGATATTGGTAAACGTAGATTCTACATTCAAAATTACCAATTCACTATGATGGGATTTTTATTGGACGAAGAAGAGTTTGAAGTTGCACCTGCAATTTCTCGTGTTTTTAATTCCTTTGAAACTGTAACAACATCTACAGGTCGTAAAAGAAATATTTTCCCTGAGAATAAAAATACCTTTGACAAACAGGTAAACTTTGCGTCGGGGGTAACATCAAGTTCATTGGTTGTTGATTACACAGGTGACTTTTCTTTCTTGGGAATGTCCAATGTTTCTACCTATGATGTGTATATCAATGATGACTTTTATGGTAGTGATGTAAATGTGATTCAAGTAAACACAAATGATATTCTAAGATTTGAGATTACCCCAAATAGTTTGACTCTTCCAAGTTATATAGATTATGGTGTTAAACTTCTGAATTAATTTTCACCGTATACATCTGTTTTTTCCTTACAAGTCTCCTCAATTAGATTTTCTAAAAATCTATACATTTTAATTCCCTTCTTATCACAATAAGTTTTAAGAATGTGGTGTGAGTCCTCAGATATCTTCAAATTTTTGATTTTCTTCTTCATAGGTAGAAAAAAGGCAGAATTAAAACCTACCATTCTATAAATAGATGAAGGAAAGTAAAGTTTTTCTTATTTCTGTAGATATTTATGAATAAAAAATAAATTTTTACTGAAACCAAAAACAAATGGCAACATCAAATAAAATATTCGTCAGTCCTGGTGTCTATACTTCTGAAAGAGACTTAAGTTTCGTAACACAGAGTGTGGGTGTGACTACCTTAGGATTGGTTGGTGAAACATTAACAGGTCCCGCTTTTGAGCCAATTTTCATCACAAACTATGATGAATTCGAGGCGTTCTTTGGGGGAACGATTCCTGAAAAATTCGAGAACACACAAATCCCAAAATATGAATTGGCATACATTGCTAAGTCATACTTACAACAATCTAACCAATTATTCGTAACAAGAGTACTTGGTCTATCAGGTTATGATGCGGGACCATCATGGTCTATATCAACAGTAGCAAACGTAAATGGAATTTACACAAATCTATCAGGTGGAACTGGTGCCCCTTCTTACTTTACGGTAAATTTCTCGGCATGTACAGGTGACACTTCAGTTACTTGGTTGACTTCATTCCCAGCTGAAATTGCAAATCAATTTACAACACCATACACACAGTTCAATGGTGGTACTTCATCATTTAGTGATGATTTTGACACACAAGTCTTAGGTATCATTGATGACAATGCAACTTCAGCAACTACTGCTTATTTTTGGGGTACAATTGCTGACGGTGATTATGCGGCTTTGAGTTCATACACAGACGAAGTAAACGTATTCGGAGTTTCTGGTTTATCAGAATCAAATGCGGACTTCACATCAAGAAATGATGACCCTTGGTATTATTCAAACTTTAACAATTACTCGGGTAATCTTTATTCAGGTTTCTCATTCTTTAGTGTTGTTGACACTTTGGTTGACCAAGGTAGTGGTTGTTATACAGGTACAATTTCAGGTGCTGTGTATAACTACACATCTCAAGCATACAGTGAGTGGAATAACTTAATTGTTTCTACACTTCGTTCAAGAGGTATTGCAACATATGGTACTAATAGTAACGGTCCTGTTTATACGGTTTCAGGTTTGACTGATGTTATTATGGATTGTAGTGGTACATATTCAGCGGTACAAACAAATCCATTTGCGACCTTCTCTATCTCAGGTGTCACTGCAGATGGAACGGACTTCAGTTTCTTAACATCGTTGGATTCAAGTTCTCAAAACTACATTACTAAAGTTTTTGGTACTACTAATTTTGGTAAACCAAGAAACGAGGTTCCATTATTTGTTGAGGAGAAGTTCCAAAATATGTTGAATTTTGCATATAACAGTGGATTTATCAAAGGATTAAATTGTGATTTGTTGGACTTGCCAGGTCTAAGAGATACTCCTTCTACTGATACAATTGCATACTATCTTGAGAAATATCAATCACCTGAGTCTCCTTGGGTTGTATCACAACTTCGTGGTTCTCAGGTTGACAGACTATTCAGAGTAATCTCTATTGCTGACGGTAATAGTGCAAACGAACAAATCAAGATTTCTATCTTGAATATTGATTTCAATAACATGACATTTGATTTGGGTGTTCGTAGTTTCTACGATACTGATACAAATCCTGTTTATCTTGAGAGATTTACTAATTGTTCTATGAACCCAGGTAACAACAATTATATTGGTGTTCAAGTTGGTACTTCAGATGGTGAATACGCATTACTTTCTAAATACATTATGCTTGAGTTGAATGACCAAGCTCCTATTGAATCGTTACCTTGTGGTTTCGAAGGTTATACGATGAGAGAATATGCTAATCTAACACCTCCGTTCCCTGTGTATAAAACTTCATACAACTATCCTGGACAGGTTATTTATAACCCACCTTTTGGTAGTGCTGCGGGTGGTGACAATAGTACTACATCTTCAGGAGATAATGTTAGACGTACTTTCTTGGGAATTTCTTCTCAGATTGGTTACGACCCTGACTTCTTCCAATATAAAGGTAAACAAAAACCAAATAACTTATGTTTGGAAGTAGATGCATTACCTTGGGATTATATTACACAAGGTTTCCACATGGATTCAGGTGCAACTGTTGTTACAATTGTTTCAGGTCCTACCGCGGGTCAACCAGCATTTGATTGTGGTGATTCTTCATTCCAATCAAACCCTACTTCGGCAACTAGTCCTTACTTTACCATCCAATCAAGAAAGTTCACTTTCCTTTTACAAGGTGGTTTTGATGGTTGGGATATCTACCGTGAATATAGAACTAATAATGACAGTTTCGTTATTGGTGGTTCAGGTTATCAAAAAGGTGCTTGTGCATCTACAAGATACCCTGCGGCTACAGGATGGGGAGCTTTCAAGAATATTGCTATGGATAACTTTGATGAGTTCGCAAATACTGATTATTATGCATATCTTTTGGGAATTGCAACATTCAATAATCCAGAGGCAGTCAATATCAATGTATTCGCAACTCCAGGTATTGATTATGTAAATAACAGTAATTTAGTTGAGGAGTCAATTGATATGATTACATATCAGAGAGCGGATTCAGTTTATATTGTTACTACACCTGACTGTAATGTTCTTCTTCCAACAACAACTGATAACATCATACTTCCTACAAGAGCGGTTGATAATTTAGATAACACAGGTATTGATTCTAACTACACAGCAACTTACTATCCTTGGATTTTGACTCGTGATACTGTGAATAATACACAAATTTATCTTCCTCCAACAAATGAAGTATGTAGAAACTTAGCGTTGACAGATAATATTTCTTTCCCTTGGTTCGCAACTGCGGGTTACACAAGAGGTTTAGTAAATTCTGTAAAAGCAAGAATCAAACTAACTCAAGAGCAAAGAGATACTTTGTATCAAGGTCGTATCAACCCAATTGCAACGTTCTCTGATGTTGGTACGGTAATTTGGGGTAATAAAACGTTACAAATTGCGGATACTGCTTTGAATAGAATTAACGTAAGAAGATTATTGTTACAAGCACGTAAGTTGATTTCGGCAGTAGCGGTCAGATTGTTATTTGAACAGAACGACGCTAAGGTTCGTCAAGACTTCTTAGACTCAGTCAATCCTATCTTAGACGCAATCAGAAGAGACAGAGGTTTATATGACTTCAGAGTTACTGTTAGTAGTGACCCAGCTGATTTGGATAGAAACACTATGAGTGGTAAGATTTATTTGAAACCAACTAAGGCATTAGAATTTATTGACATCGAGTTCTTGATTACTCCTACTGGAGCTTCTTTTGAAAATATCTAATAAAGAGTAATTCAGAAATATGAAAAACTATAAAAATCCTACGTCATTGTTATCGGAAGGTTTCGATGACGTAGGTACGCCAGACATGAAATATTATGCGTTTGATTGGGATGATAATATCCTTCAAATGCCCACTGAAATCATCGTACTATCTGATGATGGTGATGAAATCGGTATGTCAACAGAAGATTTTGCGGAATACCGTGTACAGATTGGTAAAGAACCTTTCAAATATAAAGGAAATACAATTGTTGGTTTTGCAAAAGATGCTTTTAGAAATTTCACAACTAAAGGGGATAAGCAATTCCTTATTGATGCAATGAAGGCTAAACCAGGTCCGGCTTGGTCTGATTTTGTGGAAGCAATTAATAATGGTTCCATCTTTTCAATCATAACTGCTCGTGGTCATAACCCATCAACTTTAAAGGAAGGTGTGTTCAATATGATTGTATCTGACCATATGGGTATCAATAAAAACTTATTAATTAAGAATCTGAAAAAATTTCGTGATATCTCAGGTTTAGAAGAAAAAAATGAGTTAGAAATAATACGTGATTATATGGACCTTCTCAAATTTTACCCCGTCTCGTTTGGTCAGGGTGAAAGTGCTGCGTCTCCGGAGGAATTAAAGGTTATGGCAATGAAGGAATTTATTAGTTATGTAAAACAACAAGCCAAACAATTAGGAAAAAAGTTGTATATCAAAGATGACGTCAAAAATAAATTTGTTCCTAGAATAGGATTTTCAGATGATGATTTAAGAAATGTAGAATTAATGAAAAAGCATTTTGAAGATGAACCTTCTTTACAAACTTATTCTACTGCAGGAGGAGTTAAACAGAAGTTCTAGGAGAATAAAGTTTATAAAAAAGAAGTAAAGGGAAAAATTTTTGAACAACAACTATTTATAAAATAAAACAATAAACGATACAAAAAAAAATATCATACAATGGCAGACTTATTAATGAAAATGCCGGTTCCTTATGAACCAAAAAGAGCGAATAGATTTATTTTAAGATTCGACTCTACTTTGGGTATCAATGAGTGGTTTGTTGAGTCATCAGGAAGACCATCCATTGATATAAACCCAGTTGAAGTTCCATTCTTGAATACATCCACATTTATTGCGGGAAGATTCAAGTGGAACCCAATCTCAGTTAAATTTAGAGACCCAATCGGCCCATCGGCAACTCAAGCGTTGATGGAGTGGGTTCGTTTACACGCAGAATCCGTAACAGGTCGTATGGGTTACGCAGCGGGTTATAAAAAGAACGTAGACTTAGAAATGTTAGACCCAACAGGTGTTGTTGTTGAAAAATGGATTCTTGAGGGAACCATGATTACAAAATCAGCTTGGGATAACGTAGCTTATAGTGATGATAAGTTGGCAGGTTTAGATGTAACATTACAGATGGACCGTTGTATTTTGGTATACTAAAATACACTTTACTTTTTTATTGATATATAAGTTTTGTATTGTATTATTAAACACAGGGTCTAATCCCTGTGTTTTTTTTTATGGAACAAGATGATATAAAAGTTTACGGACAACAAAATTTTAACTTACCTCACGATGTTTTGACATTACCATCAGAGGGGAAGTTTTATAAGTCTAAGAAAAAAAGTGTAAAAGTAGGTTATCTAACTGCTTCTGACGAAAATTTAATTATGGCATCTCAGCCGGATGATTTGATTATGAACCTTGTTCGTACAAAACTATATGAACCGGACTTAAGACCTGATGAAATGCTCAATGGAGACATCGAAGCCATCTTAATATTTTTACGTAATACTGCTTTTGGTCCTGAATATAATATTTCTGTTATAGACCCTAAGACAAATCAGAGGTATTCCACATCAATTATGTTGGATGAATTAGATTTCAAAAAAGGTATCCAATTACCTGATGAAAATGGAACTTACACAACAACATTACCCAAGTCACAGGTTCAAGTAACTCTACGACCTTTGACCTACAAAGAACTCCAAGACATTAACAAACAAGCCCAATCATATCCTCAAGGTAGAGTGGCACCCAAAGTTACTTGGAGATTACAAAAACAAATTTTATCAGTAGGTGGAGATAATACTCCAACGACAATCAATTCCTTTATTGAAGGATTACCGATTGTAGACTCTAAATACATTAGGAATTTCTTAGATGAAAACGAACCAAGGTTGGATTTAAGAAAGTCAGTTATTGCCCCGTCAGGAGAAAAAGTGAATGTAGATATCACTTTCGGGGTAGAGTTTTTTCGGCTTTTCTTCTGATTATAGTCGATATCTCTTAGACGAATTTTATATCCTTTCAAGAGATTTACATATTTCATGGTCTGATTTTCAAACAATGCCGTCATACGCTCGAAGGTATTTGATTGATAAGGTCGTATCGTCTTACAAAAAAGATTGATTATTCTATTTATAGATATAGAAGAATAATCTATGCAACAACAACAGAATCCAAATCCTAATCAGAATCCGACACCACCACCTAATCTATCTGGGGTTTCGGCAACACTTAAGGACTTACAAAGTCAAATTAATAGTGCTTTCGCAAGTTTAGGGGATGTTACTGCAAATTTAGACCGTTCATTTGCCACAGTAACGGCATCGATGGCCGGTACGTTTGGTCAAACACAAAGAGCGTTAGTAGGTCTTAGGCAAGAATTAGCAATCGCATTACCGGGAATTGAAGGTCTTGGTGGTGATATGAAGGATGTTGCGAACATCCAACTTGGGATTGCTCAGTCATTGAATAGAAATGTTGTTACATTAGGTGAAACAACTTCAGATTTATTCACCGCAGGAAAGGCGGTAGGTGTGGCATCCGAAAATGTAGGAAGTATGGTATTGGCTTTTCAAAATGCCGGTATTCAAACGACAAATATAAAAGATAATATTCAAGATACTGTTGACATTGCACGACAGGTAGGTGTAAACACAAGTGCAGTTTTTCAGTTAGTACAACAAAATTTAGGTAAACTAAATGAATATGGGTTCCAAGATGGAGCGGCTGGTTTAGCAAGAATGTCAGCACAGGCGGCCTCGTTGAGAATTGACATGAGGGAAGTATTTGGTTTTGCTGAAAGAGTATTCAATCCTGAAGGTGCAATCGAAATGGTTGCGAGTTTCCAAAGGCTTGGTGTTGCTGCTGGTGATTTAGCAGACCCATTCCGATTGATGTATCTTGCGTCGGAAGATACTGAAGAATTGCAGAATCAAATTGTGAAGATGACTGAACAATTCACGTATTTTGATGAGTCAACCAAAGAATTTAAAGTATTCCCTAATGCAAAACGAGACTTAAGGGAGATTCAAAAAGAAACCGGAATCGCATACGATGAGTTAGTTAAGATGTCAATTGGACAACAGAAACTCAACGCAATCCAAAAAGATTTTAGAATTTCAGGTATTGATTCCGAATCTCAACAATTTGTTGCAAACTTAGCGGAGTTTTCAAAAGAAAAAGGAGGATTTACAGTACAAGTAGAAGGTCAGGAAAAACTTGTTAGTGAATTGAATCCTGATGATATTGAAAAATTAAGAAAACAACAAGAGCCAGTAACATTAGAAGATATTGCTGAGGCACAACTTACAGAACAGCAATTGGCTAATGCATTGTTAGATAAGATACTCGCAAGTGTTGCGGCACCTGCGGCGGGAGCAAGACCATTACAAGACACAAGAGAACTTATTCGAGGAGCTTTAGGCGGTACTAGTCAAATGACAACAAGTGTTATGGGTAACACAAGGGGTGGTATTGAAAGTATTAATAATCAATACAACCAATTTGGTAGTACAATTAGTAATATATTATCAGGTGAGGGAAGTCTTGAGCAAGTTTTCACTTTATTAAAAGGTGCGGGTGGTGATATGATGGATGGATTTACACAAATAACAACAAAACTTTCAAGTTTCAATTTTGATGAGGTTGGTGAAAAATATATTTCATCTGGTAATCAAATTAAAGCTGCAGCAGAATCGGCGGTGGAAGGTTTTATGAAAGTTTCAGAGGCGGGTAAAAACTTTATATTGGAAACAACAGGAGTGACATCAAAAGCAGATGTTACGGTATCACCTCAAGTAACTAAAGTAGAAATTGCTGATATTAATTATAAAGGAACTGTGGATGTGAATTTGAATATGGCAGGAGGGGCTTTAGCCAATGTCCCAAATATGGATAAAATGGCATATGACCTATTTTCAAACCCAACATTCCAAAAAGGTATGTCAGACGCTATTCAAAATGCTGTTAGGGGTTCAAACTATTCGTTAGTTCCAAATACGGCAACCACATAAAAAAAACAGATTATTCTATTTATAAGAATAATAAAATAAGATGCCAAGTCAGTTATCCTTCGCAGCAACAGAGGTCCTAAGAAAAAAACTCCTATTAAGGAATCTTACCCCCTATACAAAAACTGGGGTTTATGCACCTTCATCGCAACCTGCGTCCAGTGAGTTTTCACAAAATGATTACAGTGTAATTGACTCTCCTGATGTATTGATAGACTCAAATCCATACGCAAATCAGTTATATACAAGAAACGAATTCGGACCAAATAATGGGTATAACTTAGATATTAGTGCCCTAATCAATACGTCAGAAAACGAAACAAACAAAGGACCCTATGGCGCGTTTCCTCCATATACAAATGCTCTACAGGTATATTCAGAATCATTTCAACAGAAACAATATGTTAAAAATGAATATTCACCAGGTAGTGGGTTCAACACATACTATGATATAAGTGATATTATCAAAGTTCAAAAGAACGCAACATATTGGGACCCGCCTAGTTTTAGACCTAGTTTATATTCTCCATATACTGTATTACTACAGGCAGACCCTGTAGGGGACAACGGCCCAGCGTCTTTGGATTCCACCATGGCTCAGATTGCTGTGGAACAAGCTAAAAAGATGTTCCAAGCGAGGGTTGACCAAAATGTTCGAACAGAGACGATTGGTAGAGTAAACATTTTGAATGGATTACAAGACCCTGTCAATCTATCTCAGATATTGGCAGGTAGAAGACCCATTATCGATAGAGATTGGAAAATCACCTCGGGTGGGGGAAATATTCTCTCTCAAGGACAAGATATTGTACAACGAATTGCAGGGTTCACTTTACCGTTCTCACCAATCCCTGGTGATTATTTTGAACAAGACAATTTACAGAGAGATTTTGATTCGACTCAATCTGCGTTATTGGCGTCTGGTAATATTTTTGGTAGAGCCCTTGGTGGTTTATTTGGTTTGTCGGGTGCACGACCAAAGTCACCATCACAGTTATTTTTAAACTATACTGGTTCAGGACAAAGAGCTCAGCTAACATCTAATTTAGATGAGAATAGATACCGACCACAATATAATACAGGTGGTACAGGTATTATTTCAGCCTTAGGTAATGCCATTCGTGGTGGATTTTCACGTAATAATGCTGAAGGTACGTATTATGTTGGTGGTCCTGATAGAGACCCTTCATTCTTAACTTCACCATCGGGACAAATTCCTATTGACCCATTTGGTCAACAAGTACAGTCACCTGTATATGGTCCTGACATTCTTGGTAAAGAATATGAGGGTCCAGACCAAAATTTCCAATTCGGATTTGCGGGAAGAGCATTTGAAGACGATGGAAATCTAAGTGGTGGTTTCTCATGGGTGAGTCAGAAATGGGCACCGAATGCCGGAAGACGACAAACACCTGGTGGGGATTATGGTAGTGAAAGTCCTGATTTCTCAATTATTAGTGGTCAATTCACGTCAACGGAATCTATTAACTATAATTTTAAACCTGGTTCTATATTAGATGATACCCAAAGACTTGTTGATTCTGTTCCTAATAGTGGTGCACGATTCGGACACGTAGGTAATGCTATTGACCAAACCTCTAAGGTATTCAATGACGGATATAAAGAGATAACTAAAGGTTCAAAAGTAATCAAATATAGTGACGGTCAACAAAATGTGGGTATTGAATATTGTCGATTATTTACCAAAGACACTCCATACTACACATTCCAAGACCTTCAAAAGTATGAGGGTAATATCAGAAAGAGTTCTTATTCTATTTTGGATTCTACTTTCAATTTGAATATAACACCAACAAAAGGAAAAGATTCAACAAACATCATCAATGGTGGTGTTAAGAAATATATGTTCTCTATTGAGAACTTAGCTTGGAGAACAGGAAGTAGACCTGGTTATAGAGTACAAGATTTACCTGAATGTGAAAGAGGTCCTAACGGAGGTAGAATTATGTGGTTCCCACCATACGATTTGGACTTCAATGAAGATACTAGACCTGACTTCAATGAAACAAGTTTTGTTGGACGACCAGAGCCTGTATATACTTACAAATCAACTTCTCGTTCAGGTACTATAAAGTGGAAAATGATTGTTGACCACCCTTCTATTTTGAACTTGATTGTAAACAAAGTCTTGGCGAATGAAGGTGATAGACCAAAAGTAGACTCAATCATCAATTCATTCTTTGCGGGATGTAAAAAGTATGACTTGTATGAGTTGGCGAAGATTTACAATACAATTCCTATGACTGAGCTACAAGCTTGGCAACAAATTATTACAAATCCTCAAGTTACTGAAGAACAGTTTGAAGAGGCTTTACAAAACATTCAACCCGAAGTTGCAATTACACCAACGGGGGGTTCTCCTCAAACACAGGCAGAACCTGTTGAAGATTTAAATGCCGCATATGCAAATTATGCATTTTATTTTGATAATGATATTCCTGGTCCGAGGGGTGAAAGTCCAAGATGGAACACAACAACAACGGTAAAATATCAGGACACCTATAGTACCTATACATCATCCTCAAATCAATCAACATATCAAAACAAGGCAAACAATAAGGAATCTGTTGCTAAATTCTTCTCAGATACTATTGAAGAAAACTTTTCAAAGATAGAAGAATTAGGTGCTAAAATTTTCAATATCTTAGACCAAAAACAAGCTCAATCGATTACTATTCAAATGATTGGTAGCGCCTCTTCACCTGCACAAGTTTCATATAACCAACCATTATCATTGAGAAGAACATCATCTATTGAAAACTTCTTCAATACATACTCATTTCCTGGTGGTAAATCATTGAAGCAGTTTATTGATAATGGGCAATTGATTTTTAATCCTGCTGGTTCGGGTGAAACAATTACAGTGACTCCACGTGGAAAAACTCAAACATATGGGTCTGTAAATTGTAACACTAATTTGTCGGGTAATGACAAAATATACTCAACAGACGCGATGGCGTGTCGTGCGGTTACAATTCAAAATATAAAAATAATTCCAGTAGAAGAACAACCACAACCAACAAATATTGGTGTTGACGCTGATTTGGCTAAAGATGGTAAAAAACCTGGTACTAGTTCTGAAGGTTCACAAACATCAAAACCAATACCACAAGTTGTTCAACCGACAGATGCGTTATATAAAGGAGCATCTAAAAAGTTATTGAGATATCTTTTGAGTGAATGTGATTATTTTGAGGTTATGAAAGTTGATAATCCATTCATATATGATTCTTTGAAAGATAAGTTGAAATATTTTTCACCGGCATTTCACTCTACAACACCTGAAGGGCTAAATTCAAGATTGACGTTTTTGCAACAGTGCATGAGACCTGGAGACACAATTCCGACTATAGGTCCTGATGGTGAAAAACTATACAATGATGCCACAAATACTTCATTTGGTGCACCACCTGTTTTGGTTTTACGTATTGGTGATTTTTATAATACCAAGATAATCCCAAGAGGTTTACAAATTACGTATGAAAAAATTTACGATATGAATCCCGAAGGAATTGGGTTTCAACCAATGATTGCAGACATAAATCTGTCATTCAACTTTGTTGGTGGTTCAGGTCTTGCAAATCCTGTAGATACCTTACAAAACGCATTGTCATTCAATTACTATGCAAATACTGAAATGTATGATGAAAGAGCTGAGGCTACTGAGGATACCTCAAAACTTGATAAGGAAGTCATTCAGTCAATACAACAACGTAATCCAACGGTGGGAGCGGCAAATGTAAGTTCACCACAAAGAACTAATGGTGGAAATACTATTGGAACTGAAACTGTAACTGGTTCAACAAGTACAGGTGAAAATGGAACAATTTCATATAAGACCTTTATGAATGACCTTGTAGGACAAACAGGTTCATATTTCAATGCAACCATGAATTTTATGGATAATGTTTTGAAGAATTATAATTATGGAATTCTTAGTTTATTGAATACTACGTCTAAAAAGAATAGAGGTTATAATGAAGGCGATTTAGGTTCAACTACAACCGCCATCTATGGTAAACCATTACAGTATCAAACATTTGTTGATGATGCGTTTACTAAATTGTCTAATAGTATAGGTTCAGGTAGTATTCCTATTTTTAATGAGTCAGGATTTAAGAACCCAAACATTACAGGGGCTCAAAAAAGATTATTCAAGAAAAATTATATAGAATATCTTGCAACTTATCAAAGTTCATTCTTGAATTCGTTAACTGAGGACCTATCAACATTAGTTCAAGCACAACAAGATTTGGTATTCAATTTTGATAGAATTAATTTTGTGTTAGATGGTGTAAGTGCAACAGAAGGATATGATGGTAAAATTGACAAAAAGAATATTGCAATTATTTACACAACGACAGGAACTACAGAAACTGTAAATGGTTCAAGTGTTAATACTTATACAAATTTAGATACTGATATTACAACGATGTCTACGGACATTGCTAACTTACTTTCGAATTTAGAAAATGTTGGTTTATATGATACAAATTATTCGGTATCATCATCAAGTTATACTCCGGCATCATCAGACAGTATCACAAATACATTATTACCTACTAATGATGCGAAATTAGAGTATATGTTGATGTCAAGAGCCTTACTTAATAATCCACAAGATTTCATCAATAAACTAATAGTTGGATTAGACCAAGCGACACAAAATGCTGTTCAATTCTATTATAATGGTTTGGGTAATTCTACATCATATTTTAATAATTGGAAATCGATTAATGAAAATAATGCAAAAATCCTGACGAATTTCAAAACAAATCCTACAGGTATTCAATTCGTTGAATATACACCTACATTTGGAACAACACAAGAGAGGGTTGTTTTATTTGAAACTGATTTGACTGCATCAAATTCTACTAAAAAAACATTACAGGATATCTATTCGAATAAAAATGATAACGGTAAAATAAACCCATTCAACTTTAAACGAAACTTTAACTAATGGACGCTTATTTCAATAGATATCAACAATTTTTTGTGAATGGAGAACAAACAGTAGTTCCATTTGTGCCATTGCCTTCCAAAACTACGGACCAACGATATGTTTATCGTACTGGACTAAGTAGATTGGATAAAATATCACAAGAATTTTATGGAACACCGTTTTTTGGTTGGTTGATTCTCCAAGCGAATCCTCAGTTTGGTGGGTTAGAATGGAAAATACCAAATAATTCGGTGTTGACTATTCCTTTCCCCTTAATATCTTCATTACAGGATTATAAAAATGGAATAGACAACTACTTCTTCTATTATGGCAGGTAACAATATACAGTCAAATGACAATATTTTCGTAGATTTCGACTGTCAAAATATAGTGTTAGTTGACCCGAACAAAACACAAAATCTTGATGGTACGGTAAGAGAACGACAACTTCATCATGAGGATTTGGTGATGTACGCTAATTTGGAGGCTAAAGTTATCCCAAGAACAAAATTAGCGGTAGGTGCACCAATCAATGATGCAATTCAAAATGTTGAGTTAGCATCAATCAATTTTTTAAGACCAGGTGGTAAATCAACACTCAAGAATGATTATTTAGAATATCTCACGGCACAACCTGTAAAAAATGATAAAGGAACTATCCAAGACGCTCCTAATCAGTTAAATGTTCAAAATAAGTCAAACGATTTTTATGTAAGTCAGAATACCCCGAATTCATATTCAACTGGGTTATTAGGTATCGAAAGTATTAGAGTAAAAAACACGAGAAGTGCCACCCCAATGGTTGAAATGGTGTTGATTGATACTCAAGGAAGGGCATTATTTGAAAAAGGTGAACAGTCAGAATATGCCGCGTTTTTCAATTTACCATATCCTGTGTTCTATCTTACAATGAAAGGTTTCTTTGGTAAGGCAATCCGTTACCAACTTATACTTCAGAAATTTTCTGCGGCATTTGAGGGTAATACAGGTAACTACAGAATTTCTCTTTCATTTTATTCTTACAAATACAGTATTCTTGCGGAAACTCAGGTTGGTGTTTTATACGCACTACCAAACATGTATACCACTGACTATAGAATAAACGCCACAAGTCCTGACAACACCGCAGTACAAGCATCTCAGGCCACTGTAGGAAATACCACATCTCCTACGACAACTCTTCGTACAACCAAAGGTTATGGTTTTATCAAAGATGTTTATAAAAAATATAAAAGTTTAAATCTAATACCACAAGACTTACCTGAGTTGACATTTGCTCAGTTATTTGCTCGATTACAGACTTTAGAAAAAAATATATTAGAAGGATTTGGTCAACAGGATTTTAGTCCACTATCAGATGTACAAAGTTATTTGAAATTGATAGAATCTTTGTACAATGATATTAGGTCAAATAATGATGCTTCGTGGTTTAATTTATATATAAATAAGGAAAAGACTTTTGTTTATAAGAACATAACTGAAGACACTGAGGACAAGCAGATTGTTTACATTTTCAATGAAAATACAAATGCCAACGAACAAACGAGAACTGACGCTTATAATAAACTACAACAAATAGTTACGGCCTATAAGTCACAACTTGAAAAGAATGATACGTTAGGTTTAAGCGGTTCATTTACTGTTGAGGGGGTTCGAAATGATACTACCGAAGTTAAGTCACTTCAAAACTTATTTGTGAATGATTCTTTGAAAAGTTTAGATTCAAAAGGAATGCTTGTTGAGGA